AAAGAGAACCTATAAGAAAAACGTAAGGACAAACCCTCAACACATATTTCATAATATTCGTACAATTATTCAAGAGTATCCGAACGTGCAATTCTTGTTTGTGAAAGATAGAATAGAATCAGTCAGGGTTATGAAAAGAATATTTTTTAGCGAATGTAAATATAAAGAAATTGATTTGCAGTATGCTTACGATTTAAAATTGATATGAGAGGTCATATAATACTAACTTATGAGCAGGCTTTTCTAATTATCTTGCTCGTCATTCTTATTGCATATTTAGACTAACATGTGGTACGCTCCAGAAAAATATCAACGAAATGTCAAAGATACTAACTTAGAGTTATTAGAACTAAAAGGAGAGTTAGAGTCTAAAGCCGCGAAAATATCTTTAGCTAAGTTTCTTCGGGCTAACTTAGGATTTACAGTAGAGCTTATCTCAGGGATAAAGCTGGCTCCTTTCCAAGAAATTACTCTTAAAGGGTTTTTTAACAGAAACTTTAACATGTGCGTCTGGGGGCGCGGATGCGGTAAGACTTTTATCGCGTCCGTGTACTGCTTTTTACAATGCATTTTCGAGCCCAATACAAAAATTCTAATAGCCGGACCAACGTTTCGTACGGCTAGATTCATATTTCAAAATTTAGAAAAGATAGTTGAGAGCAAAGGGGCTGAGCTACTTGCTCAAGCTTTTGGCGCGAAGTCTAAACGTAACGACCAATTCGAATGGAGAATAAACGGTGGAAGTATTACAGCGATTCCTTTGAGCGGCGAAAAGATTCGTGGTTTTCGTGCGAACATTCTTGTACTTGACGAATATCTGCTATTGCCAGAAGAAACTATTAAAACGGTTCTTATGCCATTTTTGGTTGCACCGCAAGACATGGCTGAAAGAATTAGGGTTAGAGAGATAGAAGACTCTTTAATCAAGAGCGGTAAGATGGAAGAGAAGGATAGAATGGTATTTGAAAACAAATCAAAAATGATAGCTCTGTCTTCTGCTAGTTATAGTTTTGAGAATTTATACAAGACCTATAAAGAATGGATGGGTAATATTTATTCTGACGATATTTTAGACTCTAGATATTTTATATCTCAAATGGGGTTTGACTCCGTGCCGCCTGACATGATAGACAAAACTGTTATCGAAGAGGCTCAGTCGGGAGGCTCGTCCAACTCCTCTTTTCAGCGGGAATATTGCGCACAATTCACAGATGGTAGCGATAGTTATTTCAGTGCAAAGAAAATGCATGAATGTACTGTGCCTGACGGAGAGGCGCCGCATACTTTAGTTACAGGTAACCCAGAAAAAGAGTATATACTTGGAATAGACCCCAGCTTCAGCAACAGTCCTAGTTCTGACTATTTCGCGATGTCGCTTCTTGAGCTAGACGAAGGGTCATATACCTTGGTGCATTCTTACGCTGTGGCTGGTGGAGATTTAAAAGATCATATTAAATATTTATTTTATCTATACAAAAACTTCAATATAAAAATGATAATTATAGATAACGCAGGTTATCAGTTTATCGACAGTGCAAATGAATCTGAAGTTTTTAGAGAAGCTGGCTTAGAAATTAAATTTTTTAATTTTAATACAGAGAAACAAGGAATAGAGTATGATAAAGAACTTAAAAAAGTTAAAAGAGCTTACAGTCCAAAAGATAATATAGTTTGCTTTAAACAAATCTTTAGTTCTGATTTTTTAAGAAATGCTAACGAATATTTACAATCTTGCATAGATCATAAAAGAATATTTTTTGCTTCGAGAACAGCAGCCTCAGGCAGTTTTTTCTCTAAAGTATCTTCGGCTAAAGTTCCCCTCAAAATGACTCACTTTAACGATATAGGAGAAATGATAGAAACTCAAGATACTTTAATTTATCAAACTAAGAAACAATGTGCTCTCGTAGAGGTTAAATCCACTGCAAAAGGCACTCAAACGTTTGACCTTCCGCAGCACCTCCGAAGAAGCACTTCTGCTAATCGTGCTAGAAAAGATAATTATACAACATTAATGTTAGGTAACTGGGCTGTTAAAGCCTATAATGACATGAAGAACATGAAAGTCGAAGAAGTTAATACGACTTTTGTTCCAAGGATGATTGATTAAGTGTAATTTAAAATTAAAATGGCAGTTAAAAGAAAAGTTAAGAACGAAAACACCGTTAACGAACCGCTAATGGCAGGCGGAGATTTTATTGAGACTGTCGCTTCTACTAGATCGCGTCGCAATAAAGCTGGATCTATTGAACGCACCGATAGATATCGAAATATAGATGACGGGATAATTCCATTTAGGTATTCTCAAGGAATTACCAATAATTCTAGTCTAGATATTAGAGACACTATAGTTCTATGTCAGAAAGCTTACTATAATTTTTCTGTTTTTAGAAATACTATTGATCTAATGACAGAATTCTCTATGAGCGGTATTTACTTTACTGGAGGAAGTAAAAAAGCAAAAGATTTTTTTGATGCATTATTGAAGAAAATAAACATTAATAATCTTCAGAGTAAATTTTTCAGAGAGTATTATAGATCTGGGAATGTTTTTATCCACAGATTTGATGCTAACGTTTCTCAAGCTGACGTCACGAGGATGACGCAGACTTTTGGCTTAAATTCAAACGCTTCATTTACTCTTCCGGCTAGATATATTATTTTGAATCCAGCAGATATTCAAATATCTGGAAATATTACTTTCGCCACAGGAGAATTTAAAAAAATTCTTACTGATTATGAACTAGAGAGATTAAGGCACCCAAGAACAGAAGAAGATCGCCAAGTTCTAGAAAGCTTTGATCGTGAAACTATTAAGAAGATTAAAGGAGAAGGAAATAAAAAGCCGGGGTATAACGCTGTCAGTATTCCTTTGCCGCTAGATAAAATTACCGCAGTCTTTTATAAAAAACAAGATTACGAACCCTTCGCAGTGCCGATGGGTTATCCTGTTTTAGAGGACATTAACTGGAAGCAAGAAATGAAAAAGATGGACATGGCTCTTACTAGAACCACAAATCAATCTATTCTTCTTGTCACTATGGGAGCAGAGCCGGAAAAAGGTGGAGTAAATCAAAAGAACCTTTTGGCTATGCAGAAACTATTTGAAAATGAATCCGTAGGGCGTGTTCTCATTTCTGATTATACTACTCAAGCAAAGTTCGTTATCCCTGATATCGCAGGAATACTTGACCCTAAAAAATATGAAGTGTGCAATCATGATATTCAAATGGGTCTGAATAACATTCTTCTTAGTGATGAGAAGTTTGCTAATTCAAGTATTAAAGTCCAAGTGTTTATGGAAAGACTTAATGAAGGAAGAAAAGTATTTATTAATGATTTCTTAATACCAGAAATTAAAAGAATCTCTAAGGAAATGGGTTTTAAAAATTATCCTACTCCAAATTTTGAAGACTTAGATCTCAGAGATAATTCTGTTTACGCTAGAGTATATACTAGGCTTGTTGAACTAGGAGTTTTAACCCCAGAAGAAGGTGTTCAAGCCATAGAGTCCGGCCGCATGCCAACTACCGAAGAATCTATAGAATCTCAAGAAAAATTTAGAGAACTAAAAGATAATGGTTTATACGAGCCAGTATTAGGAAATAAGCCTCCTAAAGAAATTCCTGCGCAAAAAGCTAAGCCTATTCCGCAACAAAAAGGCAGACCAGAAGGTACTGGCAGACCAAAAGAAACAGATACTAAAAATCCTATAGGATTAAAAGCAGAGAAACAGACTAGGTTTAGCTTAACTAAAGTCAGAGACAATTTAAATTTAGCAGATAAGCTAAATTCGGAAGTTGAAGCATCTTTAAGGCAATTACATAATCGTAAACGATTGAACAAGACTCAAAAAGAAATTGCTCAACAAATTTCCAATATAGTAATTCATAATGAGGACCCGGATAATTGGTTAGCTAAAGCTGGAAGATATGCAGCTGAGCCAGTTGATAGAAACGACGAAAGAGTTAAGGAAATCCAGTCTATAGCTTACGAACATCAAGTAGATGATTTCTTGGCGGGTATATTGTATTGTAGTAAATATGATGAAGAAT